ACTACCTGGATAAACGGCAGCGGATTCTTCTCACGCAAGCCAACGCCGTGACCAAGGATATTTAACTCTGACGGGTCTGTGAGCTGTTCGCTCACGTCGCCCTTTGCTTTTGCTTTCTTTGCCATAGATATAGTTCCTTAATTAAATGGTTTAGCGAGTGATGCCCGTAGGCCACCACTCGCAGAAATATTCGTCAGAAGGGTAAGTCATCGCCCTGCCCTCCATCGGTTATAGGATTACCATACTGGTCAACTGCTGGCGGGAATGGTGCTGATGCCTGCGGTTGCGGTGCATACGGATTGTAAGGCGGTGTCTGCGGCCCACCCAGCACGTTACCCTGTGGCTGTTGTGCCGGTTTCTGTGCGGGCTGTGCTTGTGGCTGTTGCTGTCCGATGGCAGGAGTCTGCTGCGGTGCATGAATCGCCTGAATGCTGTTGATACGAATCTCGTTGATAAATCGTGCAGGCTGTGTGGTGTCCTTCGGCACATAGACCTTCGCTTTATGCCGGAAACCGATACGCACGTAGATGTCTCGCGTCAGCATCAGCTCGTTGTTGTTCATCATTAGATGGCCTTCCGCATCCTTCTGACAACACGACTCAATACCATTGATGATGTTCGTGTCAAACGTCTCCAGAAGCACGCTGTCGTAATACGGGTCAGTCGGCAACTCCTTATACTCAAACACGAAGGGCAAAGCCTTCCACTCTCCACGCTGCGACGTGCCTGTCCTGGCAGGCATCACGTTTCTAATACGTCCTTCAAATTCCATAATCTTATTATTTAATTGTCTGATTTTTCCATCTTTTCGAGAGCGTCCTGAAGCAAAGTCAGACCGTTGTCGATTTTTGCAATTTTGCTTTTCTTTTCGGTGATGCCTTCTTTCACCATGTTCACGGCCCGCAACAGGTCGCCGAGATAGTTCTTGCTGATTTTATCCTTCAGCAGTTCACGCTCGGCACGCAGACGTTCAATCTCGTCTGCCTGTTTTAATACCTTGTTATGAAGTTCCTCAATGATGGTGGAATCGTCAGCATCACCGCCTTTGCCCGTCGTGTGGGTCTCGATGAGATCACATTTCACCCACTCAGGCGCACCGCTGATGAATGCCCGAACACTCTTCGTGGTGAAGCACACGTTGAGCACCTTGCCCTTCACGCCTCCGGCGGTTGTAATCTGGTCATACGGTCGCCACACTTGTTTTTGAAATTCTTGCTCTGTCATTGTTGTTTTGTTTTTAGAAATCTGTTTCGCAGTCCATCAAGTTCCTGATGGTCTTATAGTAGGTCTTGACCTGTTCCTTGGTGGGCTTGTATTCATCCCACACCTGCTGCGTCGCTCTCATGGCTCGAAGTTCAGCATCACGCGCTTTGAATTTCATCACAGTCTCGCGGTTCTGTGCGCACGTTAGCTTGTCCTTCAAGTCATCGATCGTCTTTAGCAACTGCGGGCGGTCGGTGCCAGCCAACTGATCCTGAAGGTCTGCCACCTTGCAACGCAATTCGTTCACCTTGTTCTCGGCGTAGGCGATGCGGTCTTTCAGACTTTCATTCTCGGAGTCAAGTCGTCGGATGATGTCTTTATTGCGCAGACCGGCCACCTCATTCATCAGCCGTCCGATGGTCTCATCCTTTTGCTTCGTTTCAGCCTTCAGGGTGCCGACAAGGACTTTCAGACGGTCAATCTCCCACTTCTGTTCCTTGATACGCTTGCGGCCCCAGTAGATGTCTTCATCCTTCGGCTGTCTGCTTTTGCGAAGCGTCTCAATCTGCGCTTTGAGTTGAGCATTCTCGGTAGATAGTTTGCTGATGCATTCCAAGTCTTCTTGTCGTGGCACGACCTTGATAATCGTCTTTGCTGGGTCTGGCGGTTCACTCATGGTACTCATCTTATACATACGGCATCCTTCCGCATGCATGATAGTGCCGCTTGAAATGACTGTCACATCGCTCACAGAGTCGGCTTCTATGTGCATAATTGTGCCAATGTTCTGTAAGTGGTCGCCGTTTGCCAATACCAATTTCATGATGGTGCCACGGTTCGTATATTGGTCGTTCATAGCCCCTCAATCCATCTGCATATCGCCTCGCCGATACCCATGAATACCAGTCCGACCAATGCGATGGCCGTACCAATGGCAAGTTGCTGCCAAATTCGCTTGATTTCCTCGCGGTCGATGTCACGCTGAATGTTTGTTTGATTCTCCATGACTTTTACTTTTTGATTGTTAAACCTAATAGACACCCCTCTGCGTTAGTGGCTTGGGTACACTCACCTGATGGTGGCCGCATTAATGTCGTGCATGTCCTGGAGGGGCTTGCCGCGCCGTCAGTGGATATAGACGTATCTATAAGGCCGATTGGCTCCGTCTTTTGTCCTGCCCGGTAGTTCCTTCTCCTTCTGGGGCCTGCCCGTCGTCTGCCTCACGGCTTTTGCGCGTGCCAATGGCTTTCGGTTGTCTACTAACCATCGCGTGGGTTCCCCTCACATCTTTTATCTTTATCCTGGTGTATCACCAGTGTCCACTATGTCAAAGAACGTTTCTCCTTTCATTGATGCGGAGGGTGAGAGATTCGAACTCCCGATACGTTTCCGTATGCCTCGTTAGCAGTGAGGTGCTTTCGGCCACTCAGCCAACCCTCCAATATGTCTTTTATCCTGATGTCGTTAATTGTTTCGTTGTATTTTGGCTTTTTTAAAAACCTGCGAGCCTCACGGATGGCAGGCGATCCTTTCTAACAAAATTAATAATTCGTCGTTGTCTAACACCTGTGGCCGCTGCCACGGCAAAGGTTTGTAAAAGTCAATTCCAAAAATAATTCATGAGTATAACCCTAAATATATCAGCTTACTTTTCTTAATTCCTTAATTCGTCCGTCGGCCATCATCGCCTGGATGCGATGCAGCGGATAGAGATACGAAGACGTGTGCATGATGCCTTTCTTGTCCTTCCAACATATAGGAGTTCTCGGCAGCATTTCGCCATGATCTTGCAGCCATCGTTTCGTCATCACGCCGATGTACTCACCGATTTGCACATCAGTCAGCCACCGCTCTTCATAGACCTCCATCGCCTCCTGAATAGCCTCACGAATCACGACCTTTATCTCAGTCTTCGTCTGCTTATCCATCTTATGAAAGTCTGGTGATGGTGACACTACGCTGCATGGTGCCTTCCATCGGATCTCCGATGCGGGCACTGAATTTCCATCCGTAAGTCTCGGTGAAGTTCTTAGCCTTGTAAGCCTGAGTCGCTGCACTCTGCGCCTTCTCGAAGTTGGGAAGAGTGAAGACCTTCTGCTCGCCTGGCGCGAACTTCTTCAGGATGTCCTTTGTCATTTTCTCGATTACCATAAACTTTAATTTTACTTAAACTTTTTGTTAGTTTGTAACAACGAGGGCGAAAAAGCCGTATATTTGCACTCTAAACCCTTTTTGCTAAGACGTGTCTCACGTCAGACGGCTATTTTCATGCCCCTCGTTAGTTAGTTACTTTCTTGGGTGCAAATATACAAACTTAAATTGAAACGAAGAATAATTCGGAATAATTTCGGCTAATTATTAAGTAATTTTAATATAAATGGAGATAATTGAGGATAATTTGCACCCTAAAGTGCTCAAAAACCGACTTTTTATCAATGCGATAGATTATCTCATTGAACAGAAGGTCGTGGAAGACCAAAAAGGTGTGTCTGCTCGGACTGGAATCACCGAAGCGGCATTATCGAATGTCCGCAATGATAAAAAGATTGTGTCTGACAAAACGATAAGAAAGTTCATTGAAGGATTCCCAGGCATTTTCAATCCTGCATACTTCCGTGGTGAAAATATCTACATGACCTTGAAAGAGGCAGAAGAGGCAAAGATGTTTGCCGAAGAACAAAAACGAAAGGTCGCTGAACCGATACAACCAGCAGTTCCTGACTATGTTCAAAAGCTATTTGAAGAAGCCGTGCGAATGCAGACACGCAACGAACTGCTGGAGCGGCAGTGTGAGCAACTGATTGCGGAACTCAGAGACTCAAAAGACAAAAATGAGTCTTTTCTTCAAGAACTCCACAAATCGAAAGAATTTAATGACACCTTGGCTGCTGAACTCAAAATATCACGCAATCAAAACGAACACCTGATTACTGAACTTCGGGAAACGAGGAAAGAACTGAAAGAGGCCATAAACGGCATCGATACAATGAAGAATCAGATGTCGATGATAATAAGCCAATACAGCACACCGCAGAAGCCAGCCTTCCCGATGACGGTCAATGATGACGGCTCAATCCAGTTTGTCATCCACGACGTAATCGGCCACGACGGAAAGAGCAAAAAGAAATCTGTGGATCAGCTTTACGCCTTAGTTCCACAAGGCTTGATTCGAGGCGGTCGCCCTGGTGTAACGGAAGAAATCGTCAAACAGGCAAATGAAGCCTTCAAAAAGAAAAAGTAACAGATTCCGTGTCTTTCATGCGTATGTGTGTATTCATATATATTATAACCTTGATTTGGTGTGATGTTTTACTATTGTTTTACCTCGCACCAACTAATACCATTGTGTTAACCCTATATATATTAGTGTTTCACCTATTTAGCAAAAAGCCCCAAACGGATCACTTAACAAAATCACGCGGGGTGCCTGAAATAAGGGCACCTCCCTTTGTTTAAAGGTGTTTCGAGAGGTTTTAAGAGGTATGAGAAATTACAAAATGTTACGAATCATTACGAAATATAACGGAATGTTTTACCAAAATTTGCCCAGCCGAGGTAAAACAAGGTAAAACATTTCAGTAAAACAACAAAGTAAAACAACAGTATGATAACTACAAAGTTAATATTCGACAGAAAGAAACAAGCCAAAAAGGATGGCACTGGCACGATTGAGGTGCGTGTCATTTCCGATAGGAGAGCATATTATATTAGTACAGGCGTGCGCATACGTGAAAGAGAATGGCGGGCAGGGATGATTATTAATCGCCCAGATGCTCAGAGCCTGAATGAACGTATCGCCATCATCTGCCAAATCATTGATTCGGAGGTGAACCGCTGCATCGAGGCTAATTTGGCCATTAACACAGAAAATCTCAAAAATAAGGTGTGGTCGGTGAAGGACACCATGAGCAATGAGCCGTCGTTCTTAGATTGGTTGGATCATCAGACGGAAATCCTGAATCTGTCGGCTGGCACAATCAAACACTATGTAACGCTTCATACCCGTCTTACTGAATATGGCAAAATTAAAAAATGGGGTGATTTGACAACGGAAAATATCAGCGAGTTCGACGCATGGTTGCATAAACGCAAACTGAGCAATGGCGAAGCGATAACCGATGCAGCCGTGTATAAATACCATAAATGCTTGAAGGCCATCCTAAATCGGGCTGTGATGTTTGACAAAATCGACCGCAATCCCTATGACCGCCTGAAGTTCAGACGTGGCGAAAGCGAGAGTATCGAATATCTGACAGAAGACGAAATGAAGGCTATTGAAAATCTGAAAGTGCCAAAGAACACACAGATTGAGACCGCCAGAGACTTATTTGTCTTTCAGATGTTTACGGGTCTATCCTACTCCGATACGCAGGCTTTTGATTTCAGCCAATATAAAAAGGTGAAAGGGAAATGGATCAACACAGGCGAGAGGATCAAAACGGGTGTAGCGTATGTGAGCAGTCTGTTGCCTCCGGCGGTGGCGGTGCTTGAGAAGTACGGCTGGCAAGTGCCGAAGATTGATAACGCTGATTATAACCATCTGTTGAAGGTCATCGGTACGATGGCCGATATTCCAACAAAGATGCACACGCACCTGGCGCGACATACCTTCGCCACATATATGCTCAGGCAAGGTGTGAAGGTAGAGAACTTGCAAAGGATGCTCGGACATAAGAACATCCGGCAGACGATGCGCTATGCAAAGGTGTTGGCCGAAAGCGTGCATGAAGACTTCGACATGGTGGCTGCAAAGATGAAGAAAAAGAATGGCAAAGGAGGGTGACATTTTGTCCCCTCCCCTTCATCAAATACTCAAAAAACTTAAAACAATGAAAAGAATTATTCTTTATTCTGTGCTGCGAACTGGGCGTTGATGGCATCCATCTCTGCCAGCAGCTCGTCGCGGTCTTCATCTGAGATGGGTGCTACCGGCTCGCTGTCCCAAGGAAATTTGAGCAGGTCTTCGATGGAGTTGATGCCCGCCTCTCGCATGGCCTTGCTGCCGCATTGAGCAGTCATGATGTTGTATGTCATCCAACGGGCGATAGACCAGGGGTGCCGGTGTCGGCGGTCGTAGCCGCGTTCAATCATCAGTAGGTCGATGTAACGTAGCTCATAGAGGTATTCCCTTCGCGGTGTTCCTATCTCGCCCACGAACTTCGCATAGCGTTCGTGAGCGGTCAGGCGTTTTTTGGCTCAGCCTTCCCGTCGTTGGCACCGGCCTGCTCTGCCTCCTGCTTCAGCTGCTCTTCTACTACCTTTGGCACGCCGTACCACTCGTTTCGAAGTTCCACGATGGATGTAATCAGGTCGTTGCGCTCTTGTGGCGTGGATTCGTATAGCATATATTCCGATGAAACGGGCACCTCCCTGCCGTCCTTCGTGTAGGCTGCGACGATAGCCGCCATCGCCAGCGTCACCCAGTCGCCGATGGTACACGGTGCCGCCTCCTTGATGATAGTTTTGCCTTCTTCGTCTGTGCCGAATGTAGGCAAAAACACGTTGATACTTTTCCGGCTGATTTCCTCGAAGCCGTTCTCCGTGGCCGTGCAGTAGATCATCATGACCTGCTGGCCGTTGATTGCGATTTCCTTCTGTGGGGTCATAGTTCCTTTGTTTTGTTTATAGTTTATTATTTTAAAAGCCGCGCCGCCGAATGCTATGGAAAGAAAGCATGGTGGCGACGCAGCCTTGCGCGAAGAAAAAAGATTTCTTAGTCATTACCTACTGCCACAGGGCCGTAGATGTTCAGCGTACCACTGTAGGTGGCATTCTGGCGGTTCTGTGCAGAAGCCTGAAGGTTGGTCAGTTTGCCTTGTCCGTGACATACCTCCTTGCCTACCACACGGTTGTTGGCACCGCTTGTCATCACGACCTTCCAGTTGACGATGGTATCACTCACCTGGCTGATCATATCTGCAAACGACTTTCCGCTTGCATCAGTCCCTACACCGATGAGCGCACCAAACTGAATGTCGCCACTACGCTGAGTAACCTCATACTCGTTCCAGTCGCCGTTGGTGTAGGTCGTGTCCTTTGTCGTCGAATCCTCCGTCTGAGCCGACAGATGGAGGGTCATTTCTGTGGCGAGGGCTATCACCTTTGCGGACGGTGTTGCACCCTCCATGAGTACAAGTCTTAGATGTTGTCCTTTATCCATAGTCTTTCAGAAATTAAGCCAGCTCACCGCTGCCCTGATACTGACAGCTCACCTGGATGATTTGACGATTACCGGCCTGAATGCTCAGGTCGTTCAGAATAGCCTGACCGCTACGGGCGAAAGCAGCCTGTTGGGCGACACGGTTCTGTGCGCCTCCTGTCTGATCCCATCCCACGGTGGTCTTCGAGTCAGAGTTGAAGCGTGTGACGAGCGCACGAAGGCTGGCGAGTGACGCATCGACATCATCGACTTGCACGCTCCACTGCTTCGAGGTCATCTGCTCCTCGTTCCAGCCACCAACAGAGTCCTTCGTTGACGCATCCTCGACGTTGCCTTGGATGGTCACCTGGCAGTTCGTGGCTTCAGGTACGGCTGAGCCACCGACGAATGCGCGGAAGTGCTCACCCATTACTTTCGTTAATGCCATATCCTTGGAGTTTTATTGTTTAACAAACTTGATGACCGCCCAGAACTTATCCTCGCCCTCGGCGGTTTTGCCATACTCTATGAAGCCACCCTCGCGCGTCAGTCCGTCGGCCTGTTTGCAGAGTGCTGCAATCTGGTCAACACATTCCTGACGGCTTGCGCCCTCTATCTTGATAGGCTTGCCCACCTCGATGGCGGGAATGTCCTTAGTCTTGCTCATCGTCAATATAGATTTCGTTAGGAGTCGTGCAATCGTAGTAGAACATCTGACGGTGTGCGGGCTTCTCGATGACGTAGGCGATGTCGCTGAAGCTGAACTGATAGCCAGTCGGTGCAATGTTGTCACCTTCCTCTGGAGTGCCTTCCTCGATGCGCTGCCAAGTGGCCTTCATAAAGTCGCTGATAGTCTTGCGGACGGCCAGCGTCATGTCGGCCAACTCCTGTCGGCTGCGACACACCATCAGGATGCTGATGTTCACCTTGTCTTCCGGGCTTTCACTCCATGAATCTTTGGTCATGTCGCCCTCGCTGCCACCGTCATTGTTAACTACGATGTATGGCAGTTCCACGTTTTCCATATCGTAGTCAGGATCAGCCACGTTGTTGTAGATGTCACCCGCAGGCAGCATCGCCAATAGGTCGCTATTCGACTTGATGGCTCGGATGAAGAATGAATCTGTCAGCAGTCCCATTACGTTTGCTTTTACTCGTTAATTACTAATTTTCAGATTCCTCTCCCTCTGGGGAACCGGCTGGCCGACAGCCTTTGCTGCGCATCGGAGCAGCCAGCCGGAGGAACTATTCCCAGAAGTTGAGAGCGAGAGAGTTTAGATGTCGCTTGTAGATGCGGGCTCGATCAACTTGATCAACTTAAACGCCTGGGGCTTGCCGGAGGTGTTGCCGTTGACCTTGCTTGACAGCTCAACGAGAGAGTAGTCAAGGCTCATGCCCATAGCGATGACGTTGCGGTCAAAGTTGGCGGAGCTTGTTCCGTCAATATTGAACTCAATGCCATCAGCATAGACCTGCTCGTTCAGGTAGCCGAAGTGACCGATACCGATGTAGCGTACAGGAGTGTCGCCAACCTTGTCCTTGGTGGCAACGCCATTGGAGGCAATCGAGTAGTCGATGTATGGGCTGATGTGGTTGCGATAGCCTACGCAACGACCATCCTGTACGACGGTGCGGTTGGAGTCGGTGGTGCCTGGGATGAGCTTGATGAACTCAAGGTCAACCTCAGTGGTCTTGTCCATGATGACTTCGGGATCGCCCTCAAAGCCGAGGTCGTACATCTTGGCAATCTCCTTCTTCAGGTTCTTACCGATGTTCTCGTCGAGAGTCAGCTCAACCACCTCTACCTGTGCGAACGGTGACTGCAACTTGGTGTACTCGCCGTGAGCGTAGATGTGGAGGGCGCGGAAGATTGCCCAACCCTTCTGGAACTTGTAGGTCATGAAAGCCACGATGTCGAAAGCGGACTGGGCGACAGCACGACGGCTGACGGGCACGCTGGCAGCAACGCGCTTCGGAGATGTGGTGATGTGGGCGAAGTCGAGAGCCTGCTCATCCACCTTGGTCACCTCACCTTCGACAGTGAACTTCACGTCGTTGATAGAGTAAGGAATGACCTGAGTGCCGGTCACACCAGTCACCATCACGAGGTCGTCGGGCAGTTCGATGCCGGGCACCTTCGTGTCGATGATGGGCTTAATCTCCACGGGAATCAGACCGCCTGCCTCCAAGTTGGCCGTGGTGTTCTGGTCGCCGCCGCTGGTGATAGCGTTAGCCAGGATGGTGGTGGCGTTGGCTGCACGACGGTTGGTGTAGCAGTCGTTAATCAACTCACGAATCTTGGCACCGTAGTCCTCACGCTCGCGGATGTTGTCCAGCTCCTTGCCTGAAGCCATAGCCTTGGCACGGGTTGACAGACCAGCCGACTCACGGGTCAGCTTGTCGTACTCTGCATCCTCTGCACGCTGCTCGTTCTTCAACTGAGCCAGTTCGCGCTTCTGCTCCTCGGTGATGGTTCCCTTCTGCTCCTCAGAAGTCAGGGTGCGAATTTTCTCCTCACGCACGTTGGCGTTCTGGTCCAGAACATCAAGTCTGTCCATGATCTCGAGCTGACGCTCGTTGATCTGTGCTTTTGTCATTTTTGCCATGATAAAAACGTTTTTATAGGGTTAATAATTAAGTGATTCGATTTCCTCGGCGGTACGCTTGCGCTGGGCACGCAGACGCATGGCACGGCTCTCGCGGAAACGCTGCTCCTGCTCTTCGAGTTCGCGGGCTTCCTGCTCGTCCACCTCGCGCTGTTCGCGTGCCTGCTTTTCGGCATTGGTCTCGCCGCCGTTGGCTTCACGCTCCTTGGCTTCACGGGCCTCACGCTCTGCTTTCTCGGCATTGGTCTCACCACCGTTGGCCTCGCGCTCCTTGTCCTCGCGGGCTTTCTTCTCTTCCTCAGTCTCCTGATGCTCACGCTGCAACTGGGCTTCAATGGCCTTGTCGATAGCGTCAGAAGTCTCGCGGGTGCCGACACTGGTCTGCTCGTAGGCAGGGTGTGTGACAATCGACACGTCATAAAGGCCGGTGATGCGCTTTACATGGCGCAACCATACCTCTTTGCCGTCGATAGTCTCGTTGGTACGCTCATACGATACGCCATTCTCGGTGTCCTCGTAGTCATCCTCGAAGGCAAACGACTGACCGCTGATGTCGCCACGCTTGATCAGCTCCAGAGTATCGTTGGCCGCATTGGTCTTGGGCAGTTCGCAACGGTTGTACACACCATCGGCACGGAGTTCCAGCTTCAGAGTGTCCTTGTCGGTGTTGCGATAGCGACCCATCACATTGAGCACGTTGCTGTTGTGATTCAGGTTGTACACCACGTCGCTGCGGTTAAGCAGTTCCTGAGTGAGACAGCCTGGCTCCAGCACCTCATAAACGACGCGGGTAGAGCTCCACGGCGTAAGGTTGACGCTGCGCTGTCCGAAGACGATTGCGCGACCTTCAACCACGCGGCTCTGCTGGCCGTTCTCATCTTCGCGGACTTGCAGACCGCAAAGGTCGTTGGGTACAAATCTTACCTGTTTCATTTCTATTCTCGATTAAAAAATTATCGTTTCATTATACGGGCACTTTCGTGTCTGGGGTTTACCGCGTGATTTCGCGCTTTTCGCTCGAAGTATTCCTTCACCTCGTCGCGGCTCAACGGCTCCGGCGCAACCGCCGTTCTGATTCTATATGGTTCGTTCATTGTCTCAAAAAACCTATACC